AATATTGCGCCGAAATACAAACCGTTTTCCGTTGAACTCCGTGATAATCAAATTGTCGTGCGAAATATTGACTACGAACATAGTTTCTCCTTTTCTTTAATAAAAAATGCCGCTATTATAAAGATAATCGTAAACCATAACCTCGGTATTTCTATCGGGTAGTCTATCATTGACACGGCTAAGACCGCGATTAAAGATAAAGAGGGTATGCTTAAATTAAAGTATTTGCGGATATTGTATAAGGTGTAACCTATTAAAACCGCGCCTAATACTCCCACATCATAGACAAATGCCAAATAAGTATTAAACGGGTCCGTTCCTACCTGGGAATAATAAGCCCCAAGCCCATGCCCTATAAACGGAGCCCTACATATCTCCATAATCATCGGTTTCCATACGTCAAATAGCCTTGACTTAATCCCGGATATAAAATGAGATTTATACCAAATCACGCCCAGTATAGATAAAGCCAGTAAAAATATTGCTGAAATATTAAAGCGGATATCCCTTACTGTGATTTTCCATAATTTAACTCCATATAACATGGCCACTACCCCAACCGCAGTAAACTGGTTGAGCATAATTGAGATTATAGGAATAATAAATAAAAATAGTAAACTAAGCATAGGCGCAATAACCGCTAAGTAATTCGCCATCCGGCAAGTCGTGCCGAATATCCCACCACCAGCGTCAATGGGTAAAAAATTAAAGTAATACCTTTGCAATAAGTAAATCCCTATGTTTATCCCAGCGGCTAAAGTTATATATTTATAGTATGATTTCGGGTCAGACATATATCTATAAATCAAATTTAATGCTATACAAGAAAAGAATAAATTCAATAACGCTCCGACGGAGAACATCTGGAATGTATGAATCGCCGTGCTGAATATACATAACCCTAAGAATAAAACGATTTCTTTGGCTATCGGGATATTATCTCGTTTAGGAATATCTAATAATGAAGTTGCAAATAAGGCTATTACTCCGAAATGAAAAAACATCATCTCGAATTTCTCCGGCTTCATCCCAGTAGTAAATGCCAGGGGAGAGATTAGGAGTAAAAGTTTTAGAAGTTTATCAACCATACTTTGTTGAAGCCCGGGAGCGAGTTGCCCCCGAGCCTCAATCCTTATTTGTTAATAGTCGTATACAACAGTTGTGTATCCTGTCGACGCGTTAGCGTCAACGTATATACCAGTCGCGAATGGAGCTCCACCCAAATAAATAGACTTTGTGTCGGAAGCTGTTCCCATTTTAATATCAAACTTTGGACTTCCTGTTGCTGTTACTGCATCGTAAACCTGAACATAATCAGCTGCGGTAACCCCAGCAAATACAATCGCTTGAACCCTGCACGCACCGGTATAAATCAAACCGTCGCCTAATTGGGCAGTAACGGCCTGCGCCCTACCAGCCACATTCAACGCGCCGCTTGTCGAACTAACCTCAGCCAACACCCCGGAAGAAGCGTCAGCAATTGCCACTGTTTGCCCAATATCTGAACTTACCGCAACAGCGTGCGCGGTATCAGCAGCCATACAGAATGACGGAATCGCTAATGCCATAACCAACAGGGCAATAAGAATAAATTTCTTCATATTATCCTCCTATTGGTTAAATACTTCCCGGATTGGGTGAAATACATTTGCAGATAACAAGGCTTGCTCCCTTGGCTCTGCGTTTATCGATCCTGACTTTATGGCCGTAATATGCTTCAACTCCAAGCCCTATCTGCGCGCCATAGTCGTCATTCTCTCCGATCGGTGTAACATTATCAGGCATTGCGCGGAATACTGCTTGTGCGCCGAACCCGATTACATTCGCAACATCCCTCTGAGTAACCAAAGCACCAGCTAAATGCTGTGCATCAGTCGTCAGGGAAGCTCCTCTTGAAACAGTGGTGAACGTACTGACTGACTTGCCGGTATAAGTCATTATCTCATCGTCAATCTGTAAAGAACCAGATGTCGAGAAGAATAACGTATAATTAGCAAGGGTATTCCTGTCTGCAGCCACGCCAACATAAACTGTCGAGGCGGAGGTTACCAGAGTTGCGGATAACGTGGTTTCAGGCCGTAACGGTGTTCCCTGGGGGATCGGAAGCAAAGAGTAATACGGATATAACACCATGTTCCTGAAGATCCCAACAGCGCCTTCAAATAACGGGTGCATATCTTTTGAACCCTTAAATCTTTCCCAGGCTTCTTTCACGGTGTTGACAAAAGAAGTGTTCTGGTTAAGATAATATTCTTCCATTTCTCCGTAAACAATACCGTAGATCGGAATTGTCCTGCCGTTTGACTTAGAGACACGCAGAGGAATTGCGCCCTGGCGAATTAATGCCATCCGGATTAAGTTTATTTCAGTAGGCCCGAAGTAATCACCATCAGTTTCGTTCAATGACGCTAAAGCTGTCTTTGAGTTCGCGTAAATAGTGTCAACGGTTGTCGAACCAGTGATAGCTGTAAACACGTCGTTGTCTAATTTCCTGCTGAACCAATCTTTGAGTAAAGTCCGAGCGTTCTGAACCATATCAAAGTTGGCTTGCTTTGTTGCTTTCTTGGTAACGGCTACAGCGTGGCGAATATAGTCCGCGGTAACTGTGAACGACCCGATACCAAGTTTTTCTTCATTCCCCTTTAAAACACTTTCCCCTGTAACACCAGAACCCATCAACTGTTCAATAGTGTTAAAAGTGATCATATCTCCGTTCTTGTTCAACGGGCCCGTCTTATCAATGATGGGCATGAACGATCCTTCTTTTCCTGCTAATGACCCCCAAAACGATTCTCTGTTGCCGTCGGATAAAATTCCGGGGCCAAAGTATTCTGGTATTGCTACGTCGATCTCTGTAATACCGGTTACGGTAAGTTCAGTAGACCAACCGCGGGAATCAAATAGCATTGAGAGAAAGAAATTCCTCAAATGCTTAAACATAGTTTCTCCTTATTTTCTTTGGTTAATACTTTGTTGATCATACTCAACACGTTTTTCAGCCGGCAAAGCTATATACTCTGCCTGACTTAACTTTTTGAAACCTGCACTACCTGCCGGAGCACCAGCGCCACTTACCGGAGCAAGGATCTTTTTACCTGCCACTCCGATCGCGACACCTTCCTTCTTAGCTGCTTGAATCATCCCGGGGATCACGTTTAATTCCCTGGCGGCTTTGCGTGCAGCAGAATACTGTTTCAGTGGGTTCTTCTGATACTCATTCTCCCATATCTCAGTAGCGCGGTCATAAAGAGCTTTATTGAAATTAGGATTTGTCGGCTTACCATCCTTGAATTTTCCATCCAACATCGGATAGTCCTCCATCATATCCTGTTCAATCTGGCTCTTTTCCGCTACAAACTGCTGCATTTTCTGCCTCTGTTCTGAAGTCGTGCGTTCTCTGCCCTCGTATTGCTCATCAAAGATGTCTTGCACCAGCAGTCGCATACTCTCCAAAACTTTAGGTTCAAACAACTTTCCATGCTCCTCATTAAACCTGGCTTTACGTTCAGCTTTCTGGATCGCCTCAAGACGAATCTGGCCATCTTCACTATCAATAGCCCTGATCCCGGACGATTCAAGAGCCTTGCGCAAGGAACCGAGATTCCTCTCAGTTAGTCCTGACTTGGTCTTGAAATTAGTGTACTCGCCCTGTGTCTTTTGGTACGCTTCCATCAGCTTTGTTGCTGCCTCTTCCGGGTTATCGCCAAACTCTCCGAAACGAGGGGTGGCCGGGATTACCGGGGCTTCTCCAGCTTGTCCGGGATCCCCTAAGCCTGTATCAATTACGGGGTCTGCTACTCCTGAGTCAACCACAGGTGCCTCTCCCGCGGGATCTTCTTCACCTCTTTGGTCCTGCCACAACATTTTTAGAAACTTGAACATACTTACTCCTTGTTTATAGGGTGCTTTCGTCAAAACCATTTTTGACTTAAGCTATTCCCTGTGATTACAAATAAAAATGGTGAACTCGCTATGCTAATAAATGGGGTATACGGCAATACATCGTTATAATCGTCAATCACTCTGAATATGTGAATCATTAGTTTCGACAATAAAAACGCCGGCAACGCCCAAATCCCCAAGAACGCTCCCACCATCGCCAGTAACTTTACATCCCCGCCGCAAATCTTCTTGCGGTTATAAAATAATACTCCCACTAAAAACATCACTACCGCCATTATCCAATTTCCAGTGAGCAATCCACCAACTAATATAGCCGGCAACACTATTGCGTTGGGAATGTAGTAATACTTAATATCCAACAAACTTAATCCTCCCATGATTGAAATGAATAAAAGAATAATCATTATGCCTCAATCTCCTCTTTAGATTTCCTGGACATAACTTGTTTCTGGTCTATCGCAAGCCTTGCTTCTTCCGGCTGCGCTAAATACTTGGCTTTATCCATTGGCTGTTCTTCTGCATCTTCAACAGGCGCTTGCTCTGCCATTATCTCGCCCATTAACTCCTGCGCTCTATCCAAGTGGTCTTTAATTTCCAATATACGTGGATCCATATTACCTCCCTATTCCTGTATCTGTAAAATATGGTTTTTACTTCGATTCCCTACCTGCCCATACCATTTACTATCTTTCATTTCTCTTGCTGCGCCTGCGTAATCTTTAGCGATAAGCGCGGCTTTCATCTTCTTAAATCCAGATAATTTATTTAATCCTAGATTATAAGACATATCATTTATTACATTACGTTGACCCTCGGATAGTTTACTGTATGAATCGTTGCCCAAGTAACTTACTGCGTCATTCTTAGCATTCTGGTAAAGCGCGGAGAATATTTCCTTAGCCTTTGCTTTATCTAATTTTCCTTTAACCATTGCTCCGGGCAACATCTTCTTAACTATCGGATTATCCATTTTAAATCCCCACCCAATAGTATCATACCCTTTTGTATCTTTATACGGGGCATCACGCCATCCCTCAAAACTTTGAGTCATTGTATGCCCAGCCAAATCAGGATTGTCCATCTTTATCCTCTCTCTTCATCTCCGCTTCAATTTTACCAATGAATTGCTCGGGAATTTTCAATACCCAGGACAATATATAAATCTCGTGATCTAATAACTTAAGCTGGTATATATCAGCCTCAGTCGCCCGGTCTAGCGCGGTGATCGCTTTTCGTTTCTTAGCTTTGTCTATATAATCCTCAATCAATAAACTAAACTCTTTCCACCCGGTCTTCGCTGATTTGATCAATCGTTCAAGATTTTGAGACCTTAAAAGCATTTCATCAAGCCTTTTCTCGCGATCTATTTTAATCTGTTCTTCGGTCTTGATTTCTTTTTTCTTAAACTGGAATCCCAACATTCGGAGCTCCTTGTAGTTTAGCCTTCAACGCTTCTAGCGCTTGCGGTGCGCCCTGGCCTAATACTGCGTTACCTGGTTGTCCTGGCATACCACCAGCCATCTGTGCCTGTGCTTCAGCCTGCATGCGCTTCATCTCACTGATGATAGCTTCCTTCGGCGGTAGTATCTTCTGCCAATCTTTTATACCTCTTGCGGTTAAACCGTCTTTGAGTATATTCCAAACCGCTAACATATTCCCCTGTATCATCGGGACGGGTAAATACCTATCTTGTAAATCGTTCGCCACTAAAATATTCCACCGTTGATCTGAGTTTTGAGAAGTGCCGTTCCAGGTGTAATCAAACTGTCCTGTTATATCATCAGCAGCCCAAACAGGGTTAATCCCTTTCTGTGTATACTGCTGCATATTCTCTTGAGTCGGGAATATTGGCTCAACCCCTTCACCCAATATCCGGCGCTCCATTCCTTCCGGCATACGTTCTGACCAATACGCTAGGTTCCATTGACATATTTTCTTGAGGATTATATAACATCTCTGGAGTAAAGGCTCCCTTCCAATATTACCCTCTTGGATTATCCCGGAGAATTGCGTTGCGGTAGTCTTACCTTGCGGGCCCTGTGGATTAGTTCCTACATTCCAGCTCGTAATATTGCTTATACGTTCGGCGAAGTTTAATAACTGCTGCTCCATCTCAATCCCGATAGCTTTTACATCGCCAACTTCAAGCACTCGGACATCGCCCTGCATATCTTCTTCCCACATTGCCCCAGGGTATACTGCCGGCTGATCAAAATCATCACCAGTTAACGTCCGTTTCTTGACGAATATCTTTTGCATTGCCAGCCAGGCATTATCCATGATAGTCTTATGCAGATCGTTCAGCTCACCTTGAGTCTTGAATAACTTCTCAGTCATCGACCGGCCTTCAAACTCCTCAGTTTCTTCAAACTCACCGCGGATATACACTCTGTCCGGAAATGGTTTACGCTTATAATACCAACGATCTAACTCAAGAAGCTCTTCTTCTTTGTAAGATACCACAGCATAAACTTCCTGCTCCATCGCTTCCGGGTCTTGAAGATCGATCTCGTTATTCTGATTAAAAGGTAACCGGCCATACCAGTGGAAACACTCGATATTGGTTTCCCTGTCCGCTACGATTGCGTCAACACCTTGCTTGCTAGAGTTCCGGGTAACCAACCTTACTTTTTCAACTGAGTCTTTAATAAACTTATCGCTCTGCCCCTTCAATACCATCTCATTGATTGTAAGATAAAATCTATCACCTTCCCAGAATAACCTTTGCCCTCTCTTGGCCGCGGGAGAGTAAACATAATCAGCGAATTTGATATATTTTAATTGTGGCGCGTTGACCAATTCTACATCTTCAGCCACCCATACTTCTTGCGGCGGCCCAGGCTGATACCCGTTCATCATGAACTCTGCCGGCTTAGTCTGCGCTTCAGGGTCATCCGGCAACATCATCTGTTGATCACCGGTTGTCGGATTAACGAATACCATTGCCTGCTCTTTTGAGATAGACTTATCGTATTCTTGAACCCAGCAGAACTTAATCACCGCAAATGGGAGTTTGATCATCTGCTTGAAAAAGAAATTTACGTTTTCGTATAACCTGACTTTCTCCCTTAGTGTCATATCCGAGAAATCAGTTACCGCGTCCTGCTTAGATACATCAGCAGCTTCAACGCCTTTAGCTTTCATATACGGTTGCTGATTGAATAATATGTTCATAAGCCGGGCCCAGATCGCGTCAACTATCCATTCAGTTAACGCTACAAAG